TCCGGGAGGAGAATTACCACCACCTCCGGGTGGAGAATTACCACCACCTCCGGGTGGAGAGGTTGCTCCTCCACCTCCAACCGAACCAACACCTCAGCCAGTTGATATTAAAAATGATCCTGATGTGGAAGAAGTTGGAAATGAAACCGAAGAACTTGATATTACCGATTTAATTGATACACAAAAAACATTTGCTGACAAACAAGAAGAATATTTCAATAATTTATTTAATCAATTAAATACTCTTGAGACTAAATTAGGTGAAATGGATAATTTAGTTAATACGGTAAATAGTTTGGAATCAAAAATTGAAAAAATAAGACCAAAAACTCCTGAAGAAAAATTGGAATTAAGAAGTTTAGATTCTGGACCTTTTAATCAAAAATTAAGTGATTTTTTTGATGACAAAATGGGAGAAATGGAAAAATCTGGAAAAAATGAATATGTTTTAACAACTAATGATGTTGAAGAATTTTCCCCAAATGAAATTAAAGGTAGTTTTAATGACTACGAAGACCAAGATGAAATGATGTAATATATTAATTATTTAATAAAAATCTCTATATATTTTTACTTACCTTATTGACTACTATTTTTATTTAACTTATACTTTCTATTATAAACTTTTAAAAAATATACAAACAATGGCGACAAACAATTCCTTTGATGCGGTTTTGGCTCAGTATGAGAGTTCAAAACAAAGTGGTTCTTCTTCCACTTCAAAATTTACACAAGAAGAAAGAATGAAAAAGTATTTCGCAGCAATCCTTAAGGATACCGAAAAACAAGGTCAGAGAATAATCCGTATTTTACCTACAACAGATGGGTCATCACCTTTTAAAGAGGTATGGTTCCACGAAATTAATGTTGATGGTAAATGGCAAAAGTTCTATGATCCAGGAAAAAATGACAACGAACGTTCACCTTTAAATGAGGTTTATGAAGAGTTGATTTCAACAGGTCGTGAATCCGACAAACAATTAGCAACACAATACAAATCACGTAAGTTTTATATTGTTAAAGTAATTGATCGTGATAACGAATCTGACGGTGTTAAATTTTGGAGATTTAAACACAATTACAAACAAGAAGGAATACTTGATAAAATTATTCCAATTTGGAAGGCAAAAGGTGATGTTACCGACTCTGATAATGGTCGTGACTTAATCCTTGAACTTACAAAGGCAAAGACTCCAAAAGGAGCAACATATACCGTAATTCAAACGGTTATGTATGATGATCCATCACCAACACATACTGATACTGATACATCTAATGATTGGATTAATAATGAGTTAACTTGGGAGGATGTATATTCCAAAAAACCTGTTGAGTATCTTGAATCAATTGCTAAAGGAGAAACCCCAAGATGGGATACTGATGCGGGAAAATACATTTATTCCGACAGTAGTGTATCTGAAATTTCTTTGGGTGGATCAAAATCAATTAATCAAGTTGAAGACCCTCAAACAAATAATAACGTTGATGAGGAATTACCATTCTAATTAAAGTTCGACATGGGCACTTGGAAATACTGAGTGTCCATATTTTTTAAAATCAAAAAAAATCAAAAAAAATGAGTAAAATAGCAGAAAAAATGTATGAGGCATTGTCCTTAAAATATCGCAGTGAAATGGCAGAATCAGAAGCGACGTTATTAGTTTATTTAACTTCATCTGTTGGTATTGGTGAACATCCACAACATTTAGAAGAAATGGATAAGTTAGTTGAAAAATTCGCAAACGCACAAGATAAACTTGAGTCATTAGAAAAAATTCGTAAATATAATTCAGAAATTTTATAATAAAATGGCGATAAGAAAAAGAGAAATATCTTTAGAAACAATTAAAGGTAAATATTCGACAAAAACAAAATACAAACCAGAAAGTTTCTATAATTGTGGAGAAGCTTTTATGGGATCATGTGGATTACCTGGCCCTATTATGGGTGGTATAAATATGTTTTTAGGACATTCAAATACCTCAAAAACAACGGCAATGATCCTTGCAGCAGCTGACGCTCAGAAAAAAGGTCATTTACCTATTCTTATTATTACTGAGAAAAAATGGTCTTGGGAACATGCTATTGAATTGGGATTACAGGCGGAAAAAAACGAACTTGGTGAGTATGATGGTATGTTTATTTTTAACGATTCATTTGATGTAATTGAACAAGCAACTGAATTTATTAATAACATTCTTGACGCTCAAGAAAAGGGAGATATTCCTTATAGTTTATTATTTTTGTGGGACAGTATTGGAAGTATACCTTGTCAGATGACTTTTGATGGTAAAGGTGGTGGAATGCACAACGCAAAAGTATTAGCGGATAAAATTGGTATGGGAATTCATTCAAGAATCTCAAAATCTAAAAAAGAAGACTACCCATATTACAATACTTTAGTGATCTTAAATCAACCTTGGGTGTTACTTCCTGATAATCCATTTGGACAACCTGAAATCAAGGCCAAAGGTGGTGAAGCGGTATGGTTGGCATCATCATTAGTGTTTTTATTTGGTAATCAGAAAAAGGCAGGTATTAGTCACATTGATGCAACTAAGAATGGTAGAAAAGTGTCTTTTGCAATTAGAACTAAGATTTCGATATTAAAGAATCACGTTAATGGTCTTGGGTATAAAGATGGTAAGATAATTGCAGTACCACAAGGTTATATTGCAGACACAAAAGAATCTTTGGATAATTATAAGAAAGAATATTCTGATTATTGGGAAACAAAATTAGGATATTCAGATTATTCTTTATCCGAATCTGATGATGACTCTGACGAGTAAAAAGTATTTTCAAACGACTTAAAAAATTTAAATGGTCAAAACATTAATTGTTGATGGTAACAATTTATTAAAAATAGGATTTCACGGAGTTAAAGATTTTTATAATAATGGGGAACACATTGGTGGAACTTGGCATTTTATTAACACAATTCGTAAATTCTTAGAAGAAACCAATTTTAATAAAGTTATGGTCTTTTGGGATAGTGACACAAACTCATCTCAAAGAAAATTAATATATCCAAAATATAAGATGAATCGTAAATCTTCTCCTAATGATGTGGAGAAGACAGATTCATTTAACAAACAAAAAACAAGAGTTAAACAATATCTTGAAGAGATGTTTATTAGACAATTAGAGATTGAAAATTCGGAAGCCGATGATCTTATTGCGTATTACTGTCAAATCTCTTTAGATGAAGAGAAAACGATATTCTCAAGTGATAAAGACTTAACTCAATTAATTTCAGAAAAGGTATTAATTTATTCACCAAACTTAAAGTCGTATTATAAATTTGGTGACAACATTAAATTTAAAAATTGTTCGATTCCTCATTATAATGTTATGACATTTAAGATCCTTGCTGGTGATACTTCGGATAATATTGATGGAATAAGTTTAATGGGTGAGAAAACTTTAATTAAATTTTTTCCTGAAATACTTGATTCAAAGATATATTTAACCGATATTTTAACAAAAGGTGAACAACTATTAAAAGAACAACAAAAAAATGTTGTTTTAGGAAATTTAATCATTGGAAAAACAAAAGAAGGTATTATGGGTGATGATTTTTTTAGAATCAATAAAAAACTCGTAGATTTATCAGAACCTTTAATTGATGAAGATGGTAAAAAAATGGTTAGAGAATATTACTCTGAGTCAATGGATCCTGATGGAAGAGGACATAGAAACCTAATTAGAATGATGATGACCGACGGGTTCTTCAAGTACCTCCCAAAAGGAGATGATGTATGGATTAATTTTTTAAAACCATTTTTAAAATTATCAAGAAAAGAAAAAACAAAATTTAGAAACAAAAATTAAAAAAAAAGTATGAAAGATCAAGATGTAACAAAAGTAGAATTTTTATTAATGTGTAATGACAATATTGTCGTACAAAGATTCTTTAATGTGAAAGGTTTAAACAAAAACTCTCACAAATCAGTTGAATTTTATGATTATTTTCGTTTATTTACGGATAAATTAAAAAATAATTTAAAAATGAGGAGTGTTATCTATATGTTAGATAACCAATACGAAATAGGTGTAAATCCTGATATGTTAAACACATCAATTACTGATGGACCTGAAAATTTTAATGTTTATGTTAAAATTGGTGATATGACAATATGTCAGAGAACATTTAACGCAAAACATTACCCGCCAAAAATAAGGTATACAGTAGATCTACGACCACAATTAAAAAGTGTACTTAACGATCTTACTGACATTTTTTCAGGTAAAAATTTTAATTATTATTACCCGAATTTTAACCAAAACCAATAGTATTTATCATTACTAACAAAACAAAAAACATGGCGACAAACAAAAACTTTGAGTACTTAGGTAATGTATTTCAACTACAATTATTAAACCAAATCATATTAGATAAAGACTTTTCACAGTCAATTATTGATGTTATAGAAAACAATTATTTTGAAAATAAATACTTTAAAATAATTGTTCAAATGATTAAGGAGTATTATGTAAAATACGAACATACCCCATCATTTGAAACATTAGAACAGATTACTAAATCTGAATTACAACAAGAAATTGCGTCTAAAATAGTTTTGGACACAATTAAGAAAATTAAGGATTCACCTATTGACGGTGTTAATTTTGTACAAGAAAAGGCTTTAAAATTCTGTAAACAACAAGAACTTCAAAAAGTCATGACTAAAGCTCAAAAAATAATTGATGGAGGTGAATTTGAAAATTATGACACTCTTGAAGAGTTAGTTAGAGGAGCATTACAAGTAGGAGAAAAAAATACTAATGCTATGGATGTTTTTTCTAATATTTATCAAGTACTTGACGATGATTATAGACATCCAATACCAATGGGAATTCCAGGTATCGATAAACTATTAAAAGGTGGTTTAGCTAGAGGTGAAATTGGAGTTATTTTAGCTCCAACAGGAGTGGGTAAATCTACAATCTTAACTAAAATTGCTAACCACGCATTTAACTTAGGAAACAACGTACTTCAGATCTTTTTTGAAGATAACCCAAAGGTAATTCAAAGAAAACATTTTACTCTTTGGACAAAAATTCATCCTGACGAATTATCTGAAAAAAGGGATGAGGTAATAGAAAAAGTTAAAACTATCGAAGAGTCAATGCCAAATAAGTTAATAATGAATAAATTACCTTCTGACACTGTTACTATTTTACAAATTAAAAATCAAATTAGAAAAATGGTTGCTGAAGGAACAAAGATTGATATGGTATTATTAGATTATATTGACTGTGTTGTTCCTGAAAAAAATTTGGGTGATGAATGGAAAAGCGAAGGTTCTGTTATGAGAGGGTTTGAATCTATGTGTCATGAACTTAATTTAGTTGGTTGGACTGCAACACAAGGTAATAGAAGTTCTATTTCTTCTGAGGTTGTAACAACTGATCAAATGGGTGGGTCAATTAAAAAGGCACAAGTTGGTCACGTTATTATTACGGTTGCAAAAACACTTCAACAGAAAGAGATGAAATTAGCGACAATAGCAATTACAAAATCAAGGGTTGGAGATGACGGTGTAATATTTGAAAATTGTAAATTTGATAATGCAATGTTAGACATTGACACCGAGAGTTCTATGACTTTCTTAGGTTTAGAAGAAAAACAAGAAGAAAGACAAAGACAAAGAGTAACAGAATTGTTAGAAAAAAGACAAGAAAGACAAGAAAAACAAAAAAATTAAAAAATAATTAAATAAAATGGAAAAAATATTAATTGAAAACCCCTCAAGATTCGTCATATTCCCAATTGAACATAATGACATATGGGAATTTTATAAACAACATCAAGCAGCATTTTGGACGGCAGAAGAGGTAGATTTAACAAATGATATTCGTGATTGGGAAAAACTAACGGATAATGAAAAATACTTTGTTAAAAATTTATTATCATTTTTTGCAGCATCTGATGGTATTGTTAATGAAAACTTAGCGGAAAATTTTTATCGTGAGGTACAATATCCTGAAGCAAAATTCTTTTACGGATTCCAATTAGCAATGGAAAACATTCACTCATTGATGTATTCATTATTGATTGATACATATATTAGTGATACTAAAGAAAAAGACGAATGTTTTAATGCGATTGATAGACTACCTGCGGTACAGAAGAAGGCAAAATGGGCATTAAACTGGATTGATAATTCATCTTTCCAAGAAAGGTTAATTGCTTTTGCGGCGGTTGAAGGAATATTCTTTTCAGGTTCATTCTGTTCTATTTTTTGGTTAAGTCAAGAGGAATTATGCAAGGACTATGTAACGCTAATTCTCTAATTTTTAAAGATGAAAATCTACATTGTGATTTTGCAATTCATTTGTTAAATAACCATTGTGAAAATAAACCATCAGAAAAAAGAATTAAAGAAATTTTATTATCCGCACTTGAGATTGAAAAAGAATTTATTACCGAATCCTTACCAGTTTCATTGATTGGAATGAACTCAAATTTAATGAAACAATATTTGGAATTTGTTGTAGATGGTCTTTTGGTAAAATTTGGTTGTAATAAAGAATTTAATGTTGACCAACCATTTAAATTTATGGAACAAATTGCTGTTGAAACAAAAGGTAATTTCTTTGAGTCAAGAACAATGGAATATCAAAAAGCAAAATTAAATGAAAAAATTACGTTTGAAGAAGATTTTTAAAAATTAAAAAAATACTATGTCACTTAAAATAATAAAAAGAGATGGGGATAATGTAACATTTAACCCACAAAAAATTTACAATCGTGTTAAAAAATCTGCAAAAGGTTTGAGTGTCAATTCAGACGAGATTTTTATCAAGGTTATCACTTCAGTACCAACTGAAGGTGATATAACAACAAAAGAATTAGATAAATTAATTTATGAGATAGCTGCGTCTTACACCGGAAGTCATCATGATTACTCAAGATTAGCATCTTCAATTGCAATTTCTTCATACCATAAAGAAACTAACCCAAGTTTTTCAGAAACAATGTCAGAGTTACATTCACATGGAATTATTAATGAGAAATTAATTGAAACTATTAAAGAGTATGGTGAAGATACGATTGATGCGGTTATTAATCACGATAATGATTATAATTTTGATTATTTCGCTTGGAGATCATTACAAGAAATGTATCTTTTAAAG